ACTCCCGCCACCATCAGCCGGCCCCGATGTTGGCATCGGTGTTGCCGGCGACGTCGCCGCCGGCGAGAACTTCAACACTGCGGTCGGTGCTCTACAAGCGGCTGGAATCGATCAGTTGAATTCCGCTGGACTCGATGACTACTAATAATATAATTTAGGAATATAATAAATAAGAAATGTCTGAATATTTTAAAGAAAGTAACGCCGAAACAGCTAGAGAGTTGTTTGAGAAAAGAGCCATGTATGATGTGGAGACCAGCACTCCTTTTCATACCAATGTGGTTAATTTTAATTTTGCCGAGAAAAAACTATATGGAAAAGTAAATAGGCTCTATCTGCCCATGGTCGTTGCAGGATCCGTGCTACCAATTAAATACTCTCCGTACCGGGCAGACCCCGGCACAGAAGCTGCAGCGCTAAATTTTGTAGTTGATGCCTTTTCTGAATTGATCCAAGATTTTGTGGGGGCTGCAGCTCGCAATTCTATTGAAGGAGGAGATAAATATCTCTCCAAGCCAAAAATATACAAAGGCTACCGCGACCCAAGGAGGCTATATCGAGAACACCTTGCGGAATATCAAAAGGGCATGCGCGCCGCATTGCGACATCAAAAGATAAGATATTCAAACTTTGGAGATTTTATTGGAAAAGTAATCCCTTATTTAGAGTCGACAGCTCGAATGTTTCCGTTTACCCTCCCAGCTTTTGTCAAAAGCACAAGTTGCCCGGCAATTTCTTCCGGCTTGGTTTTTGAAATAGCCGATTTAGAATATGACAACGACAAAGATAAATATGAAAAATTTTACTCTAGCCCCAATTGGGAATTCTATCTTAATGCATGTGCAAAACACGGATTTATGATAGATCAACACATTCCATGGCGCCTTGTTGCAGATATCGGATCCGCCCCCATGCTGTCTTATGCCTCTAAATATTCGGTACACGACACAGACAGTATACTAGCGCTAGCCTATACGGATGCCCACCGCCAATATTTTAGTCGCTTTAAAGAGTCACTCTATCAGATGTATTCCGAAAACCGCGCCAAAGGCTTTACGGCAACCACCTATGTTAATAACAATTCAAGAATAGTGACATATATTCCAGTTGAATATACTTCGGCATCCCTTTTCCGCCGGTACAATGATCTTTATTTTTTAAAAATATATTGCCAAATTCGATTTTTAGAAGAAGAGTCACCGCTCACGAAAAATCAGAAAGAAAGGCTTATAGAACAGACTTTGGAGTTAGCCAATATTAATTTTTCTAAGGCTCTCGACACTTTTGAAATTATTTTAAACAAAACGTTTGACTATCGAGGCTCTTTGACTTATATTAGTAATGCATTAGAAAAAATTTCTGAGTGAGGAAGAGTGTATTTTCAGGCGATAGATGATAAAAAAGAGTGTATAGGAATATACATGAACGGCGAATTGGTCTTTGATCCCGAGCTGATCCCCGACACCCTTGATACCGCGCGCACGTGGAAATGCTCCGGCACCACCGTAGATCATGAAGTCGACTATGGGTGGCTATTTTGTGGCGGAGATTCTCTGGGAGAAGTATGCCCTGCAGAGATTATTTCTGACTTTGAGGCAGCATCCGCTAAAATGAGAGCATACAGAAGATCTTTCGAAATAGCCAAAATTAATTTCAATGAACACTGCTTCTTTGATTTGGTCCCCCATGATTTCCTTGTCAGCTTCTTGGATCTAAAGAATAGAATAACACAGCATGTATTTGAAAACAACACAAAACCAAAGAATTATGACCATTTGCACGCCACACACACGCTTTTACATAAAATAAAATATCAATCACTGAAAGTAAACACAGAAGATTGCAGAGGTTTATTTTATAAATCCGTTCATCGAAACCTTGCGAATAAGATAATGAAGGGCCCCGACACCATCAACTATAATCTATTTGGAACAGTAACGGGACGACTAGCTACCTATTCTGATTCATTCCCCATCTTAACAATGCACAAGGAATTGAGGGCTCTCCTCAAGCCTAAAAATGAGCTATTTCTTTCTTTGGATTACAACGGGGCTGAACTGAGAACGGCTTTAGCTCTATCGGGAGAGCACCAGCCTGAATATGATATTCATGAATGGAATATGGAAAATATCTTTAAAGCCGGTGAGGTAAAGGATCGTTCAACCGCCAAGACTCTATTTTTTAGCTGGCTATATAATCCAGAATCGACAATCATCAAGAACGACGTTTATAAAAGAGAAGATATTATAAAAGAACACTACGATGGAGAACACATCTCGACACTCTTTGGAAGAAAGATAAAGGTTGACAAACGAAGAGCATTCAATTATATTATTCAGAGTACTACTGCCGATTTGGTAATAGACCGAGCAATTAAGATGGATATATACCTCAAGAATTATAAGTCTTTTATTTCCCACATCGTGCACGATGAGATCGTTGTGGACTTAGCGTCAGATGAGAGAGAACTAGCCACAGAACTAAAAGAAATGTTTTCGAATAACAAGTTAGGGAAATTCATTGTGAATGTTAATGCCGGCAAGGATTATTATAATTTGGAGAAATTAAATTTATGATATCGATTGTAGGCATCGGCAATGCTGCTTCATCGATTGCTGAGAAATTCAAAGAACAAAAAAACTATAATGTGTTTCTTTTAAACAGCGGTGTGAAGAGAAACAGCAAATACAGCCACAAGCTGACAGCCTTTGAAAACCCCGAAGATTACGAAAAGAACATTCCAGACTTAAGAAAGTTCTTTAAGGATTTAGATGATGTGGTCCAGGTTTTTATTGTCGGTTCGTCATTCAGCTCCAACTACGCGCTGGGAATCCTAGAGCAGATCGAAGGCAAACAGGTTCAGGTTTTCTATGTGAAACCTGATATCGAATTGTTAACTGGCACACCGAGACTTGTTGAAAATGTGGTGTTTGGGGTATTGCAGGAATATGCTCGCTGTGGACTTCTAGACAGCATCACTTTCATCTCAAATCTAGAAATGGAGAATATGCTTAGCTCCATCTCCATCAAAAACTATTATGAATCTTTGAATCAGACTATATTTTCCACAGTTCATTACCTTAATTTCTTTACTTATACTGAGCCAGAAATTGGTCAAATAGTTAAGCCCCTAGAGATAAACAGGATCCGTTCCATTGGAGCTTTGAACATGGAGAATTTAGAAGAAAAGTGGCTATTTTCGCTTGACAACCCCCGTGACATGTGTTATTATCTATGTATAAACGAAGAAAAATTAGAGAAAGAAACAGGGCTTCATAAGAAGATAGTAAATATGCTAAAAGAGAAGCCACACAATATATTCCGTAGAATTTCCTATGGAATATATGAGACACATTTACAAGACTTTGGGTTCTGCGTTGCCCACACTAACGCAATACAACAACAAAATACCCTTGACAAGCTAGATCAAAGGTGATACATTAGATATCGAGGAAAGCTCGGTATACTTTAAAACAACAAACAGGAGAAAAAACTAATGTCAATTAACATGGAACTAATGAGGAAGAAGCTCGCCCAATTACGGGGAGAACAAACTGGAGATGGAAACTCTCCCTGGTTTAAGCCCGATGAAGGCGAGCAGACAATCCGGATTATCCCAACCTCGGATGGGGACCCCCTAAAGGAAATGTATTTCCACTATAATGTGGGAGAGCATCGCGGCGGAATCGTCTGTCCGAAGAGAAATTACGGAGATAGGTGTCCAATTTGCGACTTCGCCTCATCTCTGTGGAAAGAGGGAGTCAGCAGCAACGATGAAGAGAGCAAGAAGCTTGCTAAATCTTTGTTCGTCCGAGCACGCTTTTTCTCGCCCGTTGTCCTCCGCGGTCACGAAGACCAAGGTATTAAGGTCTACGGCTATGGAAAGCGAGCATATGAACTTTTACTGGGCTATATTCTAGACCCAGACTACGGAGATATCACTGATATTATGGAAGGTACTGATATCTCTCTCACCTACACAAAGCCCACCACCCCGGGCGCATACCCCCAAACAAGCCTAAAGATGCGTAGAAATACTTCCACGTTGCTTGAAGATAAAGATGCTATCTCCGCCCTCCTTGATAGTATGCCTGATATTGAAGGACTCTTTGAGCGCAAAACATCGGAAGAGATTGATGCGATTCTTGATGAACAGCTTTCTGGTGATCTGAGCGCCGAATCCCGCTCGTCTGAAACCGCACGCTACAATACGAAAGAAAAGAGTAGTGATGTGGACCGAGCCTTCGATGAGCTGATGGCCACAAAGTAGTCGGTTTGTATGCTGCCGCTGGCACCCCGGCATAAGCAATAGGGTGCCGCATTTTCTATACAAAGGAGAAATGTTATGGAATGGTTAAAGTCCCAATGGGCTAAGTGGAAAGTCCACGTCAGTGTAGTAGGAGGCGCCCTAGTGGTTGCTACTGCTTATGGAACTTGCAATGTAGATCCGGGAGAGGTATCTAGCAATACCCCGACCACGATTACAACAGAGACGGTACCCGTCTCTGCTACTACAACGGAGGGTACTCTCACGGAGGGAACCACCACTAGTACCACTACTGACACCACTACTACTACCACCGAGTAGTAATGAATAGCCGCCGGCACCCCGGCTGAAATCGGGTGCCGCTATTTTTAAGGAGAGAAGATGAGACTAGTTCTACCAGTCCTTGCCATGACCCTATTAATGGGTTGTGGGGACAAGGATGAAGACACCGCGGCAGACACCGCTAGCTCTGTTGATACAGCAGAGTAAACAAATAGCCGCTGGCAGACCGGTTAAAGTCTGCCGCTTTCATGCAACATCTTTACTAACTGATTTGTAAAGACTATGCTCATTAACGATATAGGAGAAAAAATGATTAGAAAGATAACAAATACCGCACAGAATGTATCAGTGCAAGACGTTGTAAGGGATTACAACGATAAAAAGATGGCAGTTGTCAAAGACTTCCAGCGACGTGAAGTTTGGCAAAAGAAGACGGTCAACGAATACATTGAGTCGGTCAGCGAGGGCACCGCAGTATCTGGCATCGTTGTCACTGACATTGTGAGTGGTATAGAGGCTTCAGAAGCCGATGGCGACCTCCGCGGCGCCGCGCGCTACAGAAAGCTATATGACGAAGGAAAACTCACAGTTAATGAAGATGGTCAGAACCGCCTACGTAAAGGATTGATGGCGTTTGTTAATAACGAAACCACCTTTACTGGCACCTTGTACGATTTAAGCTACAAGCCGCGCCAATTTGTAAATGTGAAGTTTGAAAAACTGCCAGAGGACTTCCAGCATGCATTTTTGAACAGCACGGTTCTTATAGTTACGGTCAGGAATGCACCATTTCGCAAGCTTCCTGCGATTTTTCGAAAGCTGAATGCCGGAGATCCGCTAAACAGAACAGAGTCACGGCAGTCGTATCAAAGCGACATTTCAGATTGGATTCGTCGTCACTGCGAAGGCACTTTCGTTGAGATGTGGCCACGTTTTAGTGGGTGTTCCGATCAGTCGATTCACCGTATGCGAGACATCGAATGGATGACGCAGGCTTTCATGACTTGCAACGCTCACACCAAGGACCGATTCTTTAGAGATGACGATATGGATTGGTTTTTTATAATCGGCGAAGACAAGCCGATGTCAAAGGTGCCAGAATATGATCGCGCCGAACGGCAGCGCTTTATCTCTATTCTTGAAGTAATTAAGACTACTGTGGAACAGCAGCAAGCTGTACCAGCATCCAAGATGATTCCCCAGAGAACCTTTTGGGCTATGCTGGCGGTTGCCGAATACTTCTACGACTGTAATGGAAAATACACAATCCACAGCTACGATCAATTTTATCGAGATGTGCACGGGGTTGATGCACGATTGGTCAATGATTCCAAACACGCTCAGTCTAATGATCTAAAGAATGCCAAAGCTACCCATCCACATTTAGATGATGATGAGATCAGCAAGATGGCTCCAGATAATGATTATTACTGGAACCAATGCCGGCGCATGGAGGCGCCCCTTCACCGCGGTAATCGTAAAACAACATTAATCACCGAAGTAAAGGTCATGCTTAAGGCTGGGAAGTTCCCGTCTATTGCTGCGCCGGCATCAATCGCCGCTAAGTGAAAACCCCGTTGCGATATCCCGGCGGCAAAACCCGCGCGGCTAAGCATATCCTCCCTCACATCCCCGAAGATATCGAACGATTGTGTTCGCCATTCTTCGGGGGTGGTTCTCTTGAGCTAGCTATTGCTGCCCGCGGAACAGAGGTGCGAGGCTATGACAAAATGAAACAACTGGTATGGTTTTGGCAAGCGCTGTGTGCCGACAACAATAAGTTGGCCGACGAGGTTCAAAGCCTGCGAGGACAATATGAGATCCGTAATGGTGATAATGTGACAGGGTGCTCAAAAGAGGCATTTCACCAGTATCGGGAGGATCTTAAGACTGAATCTTTTGTATTCTCTTATGAGCGCGCCGCAAAGTATTACGCAATTAATCGCGCTAGTTTCTCTGGTGCTACATTTAGTGGTGGGTGGTCCGAGCGAGCGTCATACGCAAGATTTACAGATTCTTCGGTTCAGAGATTGCGAGACTTCGAAGCTAAAAATTTCAGAGTAGATTATGCAGATTTTGAAGACGCTATGAATTATCACCCAAAAGCTTTCTTGTATCTTGATCCGCCGTATATGCTGCCCACAACTCAGAACGCCCTATATGGCACCAATGGAGACCTGCATCGATCATTTGATCACGAGAAGCTGTATTCTTTGTTGACACAGCGAAAAGGATGGGTTATGTCCTATAATAAGTGTGAGACAATTGAGAAAATGTATGAGGGCTATCAGATTATTGATGCCGAGTGGGCTTATGGTATGAAGAATGTCGCGACAGACAAGATGGGACCATCCTCTGAAATACTAGTTATAGGAAGATAGATTATGGGAAACAAAGGTAAAGATTTTGAAAACGGGATCGTTGATTGTTATCGAAAGCGAAACTTTGAGGAACACCCCCCAGATGTTGTTTCTGCCACCCGCATGCTGATCGAAGTCTTTCCGGATGAAAAAATTGTTCATCGCGATGAGATTAAGCTGTCTGGTCTTGGTCACGAAGTCAAGGCGGATGTGTACATCGTGCTACGTTGTGGTCAGTGGGTCGGGATCTCAATCAAAATGGCTGGACCAGTACGCCTATCCAGTGCTCAGGGTCCAGGCACCGCAGACAAGTGGGAGGCCGCAGCAACAACTCTCGATGGGGACCGTCGGTTGACCCTCCAGAAGTTGAATAAGATAGTGAGAGAATTGCCCACAAACATGATCGATTCCAAGAATCTCCAGAAGGCGCGCGCGCGCAATCCTAAAAAGTTAGCTACAGCAGGAAATTGGAATACATGGTCCGCCAACGAAAGACCACTTATTGCTCAACACATAAATGAACAACTTGAAGATGCGGCAACCCGGGCAGCGATCGTGGAAGAAATGCTTACAGGCAGACAACACTACGCTGGCACTAAAGGCGCGGCAGATTACATCTTAACGCCACATTATTGCAAATATATCGATGATAGTTACATACAAAATACAGCAGAGCAGGTTAAGATAGGTGTGAGAGGAAAGAGCCGCGGAGGCATCACCGCTGCATGCGTTCACTTTGATGTAACTATAAGATAGAACTTTCTTGACACCCCCCTCGCACAGTGTTATAATAAAACAAACAGGAGAGCAAATGGCTCGCAAAAGCAAAGAACCAAAAGCCGGCAGAGTATCCATGCAGGATCTCATGTCGTTAGTAAACAAGAAAGCCGGCAGAAATGTCGCACATGACTTGACGGGTGAGAATCCGACACAAGTAAAAGAGTGGATCTCTACTGGATCCAGGTGGCTTGACTCCATTGTATGTAAAGGTCGCGTCGCCGGCATTCCGGTGGGTAAGATAAGCGAGCTAGCCGGATTAGAATCCACAGGGAAGTCTTATATGGCCGCACAAGTAGCCGCAAACGCCCAGAAAACGGGCAAGATGGTCGTTTACTTCGATTCCGAGTCTGCCATCGACCCTGACTTCTTGGAGCGAGCAGGATGCAACCTAGAGCGTTTAATGTACGTTCAAGCATCTTCTGTCGAGTTTGTTCTAGAGACGGTAGAAGAACTGTTGGGAGCTACTGATGAACAGCTATTATTTATCTGGGACTCACTGGCGCTGACCCCCTCTGTGTCGGATGTTGAGGGAGACTTCAATCCACAATCATCGATGGCAGTAAAGGCTCGCATCTTAGCAAAGGGAATGTCAAAGCTGATTATTCCCATCGCTGACAAGCAAGCCACATTCTTAGTATTGAATCAGCTTAAGACAAATATCCCAAGTGGACCCAACGCTCGCATTATCGCGATGACGACGCCCTATATGACTCCGGGCGGAAAAGCGATGCACTATTCGTATTCATTACGGATCTGGCTAACCGGTCGCAAGGCGAAGGCAGCTTTCATCGAAGATGATAAGGGCTTTCGTATCGGCTCCGAGGTCAAGGTCAAGCTTGAGAAATCTCGCTTTGGAACACAAGGTAGAAATTGTGCTTTCCGCATTTTGTGGGGAACAGAAAATATCGGTATCCGCGATGAGGAAAGCTGGTTCGATGCTGTAAAAGGCTCAGAACATCTGACGAGCGCTGGTGCATGGTATACTCTCAAGATGCCCGATGGATACGAGAAGAAGTTTCAGCCGTCTAGGTGGACTGAGATCATTCAATCCGATGACGAGTTCAAAAGCAACATCATCAAATTGATGGATGAAGAGGTTGTCCAGAAGTTCGATCGCCGAGAAGGTTCGGCAGATCAGTTTTACGCAGACCCCGAATAAAATCGCTTGACACTGCCACCGCGGCAGGTTATAATAATATATAAGCTTGTAGGAGGGCTCTATGCGTAATTATGGTTATGCTTGTATAAATCAAGGTTTCTCTTCGCTGCCAAAGTCGCAGCGTATCACCACCAACCGTACGATGATCAAACGCACATTCAAAGAACGTGGCATTGATTATGCTTCGGAGCTTGCACTCCAAAATCTACGCGACTTGCGTAAGATTCTAGAGTGGAATCTAGAAAACGACATCTATTTTTACCGGCTGTCGTCCGATATTTTGCCGTGGGCATCCGAGTACGACTTGCCAGATATGCCCAATTTCGGTGCTATCCACGCTGCAGCACTCTCCGCCGGCAATTTTGCACGCCGACATAATATGCGTATCACATCACACCCGGGTCCGTTCAACAAGCTTGCATCACCCAAAGAGCGTGTGTTCCAGCTTACCAAGACCGACTTGTCTGTACACGCAGAATTGTTCGATCTCATCGGTTTACCACGCACGCCATATGCCAAGCTCAACATCCATGTCGGTGCTGCTTACGGTGACAAGCCGTTCGCTCTCGACAACTTTTGTCGCAACTTCGAACGTCTACCTGACAATGTACGTGCTCGCTTGACTGTCGAGAATGACGACAAAGCTTCGTTGTACTCTACCAAAGAATTATACGACAGTGTTTACAAGCGCATCGGCATCCCGATTGTGTTTGACTATCATCACCATATGCTGCACGCCGGCGGTCAGTCCGAGCAAGAAGCACTTGAGCTTGCCCTGTCTACGTGGGGCGACATTAAGCCAGTTGTGCACTACGCAGAGTCACGCTCTGTTGAACACAACAACCCAAAGATCAAACCCCAAGCGCATTCAGATATGATTCGCAACCCATTTAGTGATTACGGTCGCGATCTCGATGTTATGATCGAAGCCAAGCATAAAGAACTTGCTTTGTTAGAATATCGTGATATGATAAAAGTATAAAGGAAATCCACATGACGCAGACTGACAAAAAACGAGTATTAATTATTGACGCGCTCAATATGTTCTTGAGAGCCTATATTGTCGACCCGAGCTTATCAAACAATGGAGAGCCGATCGGAGGGTTTAAAGGATCCCTAAAGATTGTTCAGAAGTTGGTCCGAATGACAAAGCCCAATGAGATTGTTATCGTGTGGGATGGACCTAACGGATCCCAAAAGCGCCGGAGCATAGATAAAAACTATAAAGCCGGTCGTAAGCCAATTCGCCTAAACCGGAACGTCAAGGCACTTACAGAAAACGAGGAAATGCGGAATAGAGTATGGCAACAAACCAGATCTATTGAGTATTTTAATGAGATGCCAATTATCCAAGTGATGCTCCCGGAAGTGGAGGCAGATGATGTCATCGCCTATCTCACCCGAATGCCGGCATATGACGGATGGCAAAAGGTGATTGTGTCGAATGATAAGGATTTTTATCAACTTTGTGATGAAGAAACTGTAGTCTACCGCCCCACCACTGACATAACCTACAATAAGAAAAGAATCGTAGAGGAGTTGGGTGTCCATCCGCGCAACATGGCACTTGCTCGTGCACTTGTGGGGGATGCATCTGACAATCTCCCCGGGATCAAATCAGTAGGGTTCAAGACAATTCAGCGTCGCTTAGGATTTTTGGGATCCGATAAAGATTATACTATTGACGATGTGGTGTCTTTTTGCGAAAAGATCGATAAAAAGTTAAAATTTCATCACAACATTATTGATGGAAGTCAAGTTATTGCACATAATTATAAAATGATGCAACTCTATTCTCCTATGCTCTCGCCTCAGTCAAAAGATTTTATTCGGAACGCCGTTGAAAACTTTGAGTGCAATTTCAACAAGATAGAGATCATAAAGAAAATGCGTGATGATGGGTTTGGAGAATTAAATTGGAAAGACCTTGAATTGCATCTGAACAAAATTAGAAGTGAACAGTAATTTGCTTGACTTTACGCAGTATTTTGTTATAATTAGTAATAACACTTTGGGGGTGTAATTTGACCACAAAAGACACTTTTAGTCGCTATGGAAAATCATTTCAAGAGGGCTTGGTCCAGATTATATACGAAGACCGACCCTTCGCCGATCAGATCACAGAAGTTTTAGACGTAAACTTTTTAGAACTGGAGTATCTTCGCATATTTACTAGAAGAATAGTTGGCTATCGCGATCGATATAGCACACACCCTTCTGCTGAAGCTATGATTACGATTTTGCGCACGGATTTAGATTCCGAAGACGACGTAGTAAAGCAGCAGGTCCGCGAATACTTTACCAAAATCACGTCAAGAGAATTGACGGATGTTAATTATATAAAAGAGCAGTCGCTAGACTTTTGCAGAAAGCAGAACCTGAAAGAAGCGATGATGAAATCTGTAAATCTACTTCAGTCCTGTTCTTTTGATGAGATTTCAAAAACAATCAATGATTCGCTGAAGCTGGGATCCGATAATAATTTTGGATATGATTACCTTGCAGATTTTGAAGAAAGGTTTGTCCCCAAACATCGCCTCCCGGTCACCACCGGTTGGAAAGAAATTGATGCGATTTGCGGCGGCGGTTTAGGTAAGAGTGAGTTGGGGGTTGTCATAGCTCCGACGGGCGCCGGCAAATCTTTTTGCTTAGTACACCTAGGCGCCGAAGGACTAAAAGAAGGAAAGGTC